GAAAGTTTGTTGATAACGTTGCCGTGTATCGTTTCAAACCAGTTTAACGGACTTAGTTCAGGTCCGACATGCCCCGAATAACTAACAACGTCAGTCGATTCCAGATTACCCCCATATTTTCAAATAACTAATGTAAATATAAATATATAAATTGAATAAACCAAGTTTGGAAAGTATTTATAAAGAAAAATTATTTAATGAGTCCGAAAGAATTAGCTGATGAACAATCAAAGGTAATATTTGAAAATGATGATGTTATGTTCATTGAAATATATGGGTATCAGGCGATGGAATATTATGGTTCTGAATACTTGAATCGTACATATAAACCGAACAAATTAAGAGGTGGTGATTTGTATTTAGTTATTGATAAAAAGGGTGATAACAACTATCAAATATTCGAACCAAAACGTGGCAATGTTGAAATCGAGGATTTTGATGGTAAAATGAAAGAATTTTTTGAAATCATCAAAAAATATCCTCCATTAGAAAAAATACTTATTGATTTGATAACAATTAATACCCCATATGGAATGTTGTTAACAATAAAAAATGGGGTTGATGTAGATAGATGGAGATTAAGAGACATTGATGATTGTTTTGGACATGCGGTTTTCAATTCAAAAAATCCTGGTAAGAGTATGATTAACTTACTTTTTGATGAAAGTGAGTTTTTTGGATTTTTTGAATTTTCTGAAGGTGATTATGATAAGGGGATATTAGAAAGTATATTTGGTAGTAGATATGGTGGATACTATGGATATGACATTTATGATAGTGATACCATTTATTACGAATGGAAAGAAGGATACATTTTGAGAAATATTAATGATGAAAATGAACAATTACTTACAAAAATAGTAACAATCGCATCACCAGCTCTATTAAAATTCAAAGATAATCAAGACAAATATTATGAAAGTGTTTCCAAATTTTTAGATGACAACTTTAGTGGTGAGGTGGAGAATATGAAAGATGAATATAAGGATTTGTTAAATAATGGAGCTGATGAAAAAATTAAGAAATTTGCGATAAGTGATATTGGTGACCCATTTAGAAACTATGGTGTGATAGTAAAGGGTGATAAATATTTTAGTAATTATGTTACAACCGTAAATGTTCTATTAGCACTATATGGTATGACTGGTGTTGACAAAAATGTTTCAATAAAAGATTTATTTAAAAAGTTAGGAAAAAGTTTAAATTTGAATATTGGAAACTATAATGAGATTGGACGTGAAAGTTATGAAATTGATGAAGAAAAATGGAATGATGTAGTTAAATCCAACTTGGAAGAAATTTTAGAATACATAGAAGAAAATCCTGAACAATATGAAGGTACAAAAAAATATGGTGAAATTCTTCAAGCAATAGATAATATGGGATATAATATGGGTGAAATGTATCCTTTACCATTTGACAATAAAAAACGATTCAGAATTGATGATGTAAATAAAGATAACTACAGAATTAATTTAGTTCATTTTGATGGTATTAAAGGTGAAAGAAGAACTTATTCTTTAGAGGAATTCAACAATTTTTTACAATCACCGGAATTATTTGAAAGTTTAGTAAAAAAATTGAAAAAAATGTTGTAAGATTGTGTTATGAAACACGATTACAATTTACTCAAAAAGGTTTTGTCCGTACCTACCAAGACATACAAAGAGGACTTAATGATTCAATTCCTTTGTGAATGGTTAAAAGAAAACAATATCCCATATTATGTTGATAAGATGGGTAATGTTTATGCAACCAAACAAACAGATGAAATCGAATACTTTCCTTGTGTTGTTGCCCACACAGATACAGTCCACGAATTAGACACAATCAACATCCGAGAAATGATGTTACCCAACGACCAAAATGAATTAAAAATTGCGTTGAAAGCATTCAATGATGAAGGATTGCCCACTGGAATTGGGGGTGACGATAAATGTGGTGTTTATGTTTGTTTGGAATTATTGAGAAGTTTACCGAATGTAAAAGCAGCTTTCTTTGTATCGGAAGAAACTGGATGTCACGGATCAAAAAAGGCCGATAAAAAGTTTTTCTCAAATGTTGGTTATGTAATACAATTTGATGCTCCTGGTAATTGGATGGTTAGTGAATATTGTATGGGTGTAAAATTATTTGATAAGGATTCTGACTTCTTTGATAAATGTAACAAAGTATTAACTGAGGGTTTCAATAATAGAAACAAATATCAATCTCATCCCTACACTGATGTTTATGCACTAAAACAACAATTTGATTTCTCTTGTATAAACTTTGCAGTTGGGTACTACAACTATCACACAGAACACGAGTATGTAATTGTTGAGGATGTATTTAATAGTTTGGATATAGCTAATAAAATGATTGGAGAGTTGGGTTGTCAGAAATATTTCAAACAATTCGAATCAAAGAAAATATTTTTTTAGTTTTTTCTTATATTTATTAAGAAAAAATTTACTATGAAAAACCATTCAGGAATTAATGAAAAAGAATTAGAAAGATTAACTAAAATTATACTTGAAAGTGAACACGATAAAGAAGAATTAGATGAAATACTAACTGGTACAAAAATTGGAGATTTCGTTCAAGGTGTAAAAGGACTTTATAAAGGGGAAGGATTTTATTATTTTAAGTATTTGAGTAAGATTAAAAATAGAAGTGCTAAAGTAATTAAGGAATTAGAGAATATAACAAAGTTTGTTGATGAACTTTTAGAATTGAAGAAAAGAATAGATAGTATCAAACAAATCGCACCTGAAAAGAAAATGCGATTATTGAAATTAATCAATACCATTGAACAATTATGGGAGCCATTTCAACTTCCATTCACGAATTCTACTAAAGAAATATTTAATTTAACAAACGAAAAACTTAAGGGTGAAAGATTGGACGTAATTCCTGGTTCTAAAAAGAGTGCAATTGGTAAAGATTTGATGTCAGACAAGGATGTAACAACCACATCAGATGATTTGAGTAAACCTGAAGAAATCGAGGTTGATGTAACTACAACAACAACAACAAAAGCTACAACGAATCCACTCTCAAAAACAGGAAAAGTTGAACCGAAGGTTGAAAAAGAAAAGACCGCAATCCAAGAAGAAATTTCAAGATTCAAACAATTAATTAAGTAATAAAAAAAGGGACTATTCAGTCCCTTTTTTCTTTTTTGTTTTCTTAGTTTCATTTTCCTTAAACTTAACAATTTGCTCTTCAACAGTTAAGATATATTCCTCATTTTCTTTAACATTACCATTCAAAACTTCCTCTGAAATAAAATCTTCAATTTTATCTTGGATGGCTCTTTTTATTGGTCTAGCACCATAGGTTTCATCGAATCCAACTTTAGAAATAAGTTCTAATACTTTTTCATCACAACTTACATTATAATTTAAACCTTGTAATCTATTTACCAACTTGTCAATTTCAAGTTTTACAATTTGTTTAACTTCTTCTTCTTTTAAAGTATTAAATACTATAACTTCATCAATTCTATTAAGAAATTCAGGGGCAAAGAATTTTTGTAATTCTTTCTTTAACAAATCCCTTTTTTGTTCTTCTTCGATGTAAGTGTTATTTGATGTCTTGAATCCAACACCAGTACCAAACTCTTGGAATTTCTTAACTCCAAGATTTGATGTCATAATAATAACACAATTTTTGAAGTTTATTTTTCTACCTAACCCATCGGTTAAATGACCATCATCTAAAACTTGAAGTAATGTTGAAAATACATCTTTGTTAGCCTTCTCGATTTCATCAAAAAGAATTACTGAGTATGGTTTGTTTTTTACTTGTTCAGTTAGTTGTCCCCCTTCATCATAACCAACATAACCTGGAGGGGATCCAATTAATCTCGAAATGGTATGTTTTTCTTGGAATTCTGACATATCAACACGAATAAGATTTTCTTCACTACCGAAAATTTCTTTAGCCAATTGTTTTGCGAGATAGGTTTTACCAACACCTGTCGAACCTAAAAATATGAAAGAACCGATTGGTTTATTTGGGTCTTTAATACCTAATCTATTTCTTCTAATCGCTTTTGCTATTTTAGACACAGCTTCTGATTGACCAATAACTTTTGAAGATAAATTATTATCTAATGAACTCAATTTATTTGTTTCATCAGAGTTCATTTTTGCCACTGGTATTTTCGTCATATTTGAAACAACTTCATAAACCAACTCAACACTTACCTCTTTCTTTTTATTCAACAAATCAAACTCAAACTTCTTTTTTTCATCGTCCAATCTATCTAAGATTTTGGTTTCTTTATCTCGTAAATCAGCGGCTAATTCATAGTTTTGTGTTTTAACAACTTCAATTTTTTGTTGTTTAATTTGTTGAGCCTGAAGTTTTAAATCCTCAATAATTTGAGGCATTTTAGTTTCAACTTGAGTCCTTGCACCAACCTCGTCAATAATGTCAAATGCTTTATCAGGAAACTCTCTATCTGTAATATACCTTTCAGCTAAATCAACACATAGTTTTAAAACATCATCAGTATAACTTACTTTGTGGTAATTTTCATACTTATCCTTAACATTAAGTAATATTTGTAAAGTTTCTTCTTTGGTTGAAGGGTCAACAATTACTTTTTGAAATCTTCTTTCCAAAGCACCATCCTTTTCAAAGTTTTTTCTATACTCATCCAAAGTTGTAGCACCAATACATTGTATTTCTCCTCTTGCTAAAGCTGGTTTGAATATATTTGATGCGTCCAATGAACCTGATGAATTCCCCGCACCAACAATTTGGTGTATTTCATCAATAAATAGAATAATGTTTGGTGCTGCTTGTAATTCTTCGATGATTACTTTCATTCTTTCTTCAAATTGACCACGATACTTTGTACCAGCAACAATTGATGTCATATCCAAAGACATAATTCTTTTATCCATTAAATTTCTTGGACATTCCCCATTTAAAATTTTCAGAGCTAATCCTTCAACAATTGCGGTTTTACCACATCCTGGTTCACCAATTATTATTGGGTTATTTTTTTTACGTCTTGATAAGATTTGAGCAATTCTTGTTATTTCTCTATCTCTACCAACAACAGGGTCTAGTTTTCCCTCCTCAGCAAGCTTTACTAAATCTTTTGCAAAATTATTTAGAACTGGTGTGTCACCTTTACCTTTACTTGAGTAATCTCCATCTTTAGATTCTATCATAACTTTTTTTATTTAATAATAGTGGTTTATTTGGTAATTTCAACAATCTTGTGGTGACAAAATGTCAGGTAGTAAATCTGAATAAATGACACAATTTATTTTCTATAAAAAATGGTATATAATTGGTATAATTAAATCAAAAATAAACCTAATAAAAATATAAAAAAATGAATAATAGAGATTTTGCAAAAAGATTTGAAGAATTATTAAAAGAGATTTTCGGTGATATTGGTAAAGCTAATTCACCAATGGGTAGTTTTTTTGATAATATCAAATACGATGAAATAAATAGTGATTGGAGTAACATCAGAAAAACAATAAGAGAAGGTAAGGATGGTGTATTCACAACTATTTATTATGTGTTCAACGAGGATAATAAAGGAAAATGGAGTGCACCAAAAAACAATCAAATTAGAGATTTAGAGAAACAATTAGAAATTAACGTTAAAAATCAAGAATTTGAAAAGGCTATTGAATTAAGAAACAAAATTAAAAATCTTAAAACGAATTCTTCTAAAATTGAAGACCTAAAGAAGGAAATGGAAATCGCGATACGAGAACAAAACTTTGAAAGAGCAATTAAAATTAGAGATGAATTAAAAAATATTAACTAACTTTAACCCCCAATTAAAATGGGGGTTTTTTAAATTTAAACTTATGGCAATAATCAGAGAACAAATTAATGGAACAAAAATTATTAACGAAATCCAATCTAGTAATATCAGAAAAACGGAGTTCGATACAGAAACAAAAGAATTAGTCGTTGAGTTTAACAACGGAATAAAGTATTCTTATGAGAATGTCCCACATCAGGTTTACACTCAATTTAGAATGTCTGAATCACAAGGTAAGTTCTTTAATTCAAAAATAGCTAAGATTTTTAAATATAAGAAGTTGTGATAATTATAGAGATTAACTCAATATTTATTAACAATGGAAGATTTATCGAAAGTAATATCAAGTTTCAACTTACAAAAAACACTTCATCCAAAAATATGGACTGAAGAGGGTAAAATGAATCCGAGTGTAAGACAAAATTTACTCGAAGTTTCTTATCAATTTATCGAGAGTTTGGATTCTGATATTATTATTGAGGATATTATTGTTGTTGGGTCTATTGCCAATTTTAATTGGTCAATATACTCAGATATTGATGTTCATATTTTAGTTGATTTTAAACAATATCAAAAGGAATTGAAAAATATGTATGTTGAGTATTTTGATTTAAAAAAAATTGTTTTCAATCAAAAAAGAAATATTAAGATGTTTGGTTTTGATGTTGAGGTTTTCATAGAGGATGTTGATATGAAAGGTATTAGTGGTGGTGTGTATTCAATTTTGGAAGATAAGTGGATTGAAAAACCAAAAAAAATAGAACCAAAAATTGATTTAAATTTAGTCAAAACTAAGGCGAGACAATGGATGAAAATGATTGACACATATGTTAGTAACTTGGAGAATGAAGACATTGAAACAATTGAAAAAACATTTAACCAATATAAAAACAAACTCAAAAAATTTAGATTATCTGGTTTAAAAAAGGGTGGAGAAATGAGTTTGGAAAATTTAGTTTTTAAGGTCTTACGCAGGAATGGTTATATTGATAAGTTATATAAATCACCATTGAAACAAATAGACGATAAACTTTCAATCAATAATTAGAGAATTAACAAATTCAATATATTTATATTGTAAAAACAAATATCATATGGGAAAACTAAAACCAATCGGTAGTGAGAAATTACAAGGTACTGAAAAGATAAATAGAATATTGGAATTATCCACTTACAAATTAAATATTCCTAATTCAATAAATGAGGATAAATCTTTGGAATATTCTAAAGTTTTAGCTGATGGAAACAAATATCATATTATTAAAGAAAAAAGTGGGTATGTACTCAAAAAGGGTTTGAACGAATCGACTAGTGAGTACATTGAACCTATCAAAAACAGAAAATATTATTCATCATATTCTCAAGCGTTAAAGAGGCTTAATTTAATCACTAAAGAGGTAAATGTGAACGAGGGTTATGTAGGAAATTTATCATTATTCAACGAAAGTGAAAAAATTGATGGTAAAAAATATATTTTAAAATTTGGTGAAACAAATGAACAAGAAACAGAGACACAAGTAACACCTCAAACGTCACCCGCACCAGCACCAACACCAGAAATGGGTACTGAACAACCTCAACCACCAATGGATGACGAAATGGATATTGATGAGCCAATTGAAGATGAATCAAGTGACAAGACAGATGAGGATGTTGTTACTTTTAAAACAATTCAAAAACTTACAGGTAAGTTGGCTCAAAAAATTAGAAGTTTCAAATCAGATGAAGAAAATGAAATGTCATCACAAGATGTCAAATATGTTATAAATTCTATTTTATCAGCTTTGAATCTTGACGTACTTGAACCAGAAGATGCTGAAGAAATTATGAATAAATTTGAAGGTCAGGAAACTGAAGATATGGTAGATGATGAGAATGTAGAAGATGAAGTTGAAATTGCTGAACCACAAATCGAACCTGATATGGAAACTGAATTACCACAACCAGAAGGTGAAATGGCTGAGATGTATCCAAGACATAACAGAAGAGAAAGTTTTGAAGAACGTCAACACAGATTGAAAATGAAGGAAATGAGTTATGGTGTTTCTGAATCTAAGGTTGAAAGAATCCTTCAAAAATATTTTAATGAAACCCCAAAGAGTAATAACGAAAACAAAATAGAAAGATTATCAGAAAGTTTCCAACAAGAAACCACATCAAAGAAATTTGTTAACCAATATCCAAACGCTAAGTTTTTAGGTAAAACAAAAAAGGGTACTTTAGTATTCGAAATGAATGGTGACAAGTATGGTGTTACTACTAAGGGTAAGGTTTTATGAGTTATTTAATTTATGTGAATGAATTAGGTCCTAATTACAGGGGAGATAACATCTACGAATTTATATTTTCAGACACAACTGAAAATATTTGGGGGGAAATGTGGGAATCAAAACCTTCTAATGGTTATCCTAGTCCACCCGATATTGAATTTATTAAAAAGGTTGGGATACTAAAAAACGATAAGATTTCTTTATCTGTTATACAAAAATCTGACTATTTTTCAATGATTGATGCTATAGATGATGTTGTTGCATTAGCATGGGAAAATGAAAACGAATCTACAAATTTTGACTTAGTAAAAAGATTAGTATTCAGATTTGGTGACAAAGAAGAAAATGTAAAAAATAAATTATACGAAAGGGATATAGTCCTTGAATTTGAAAAAAAATTTCATTATGAATCTTAATAGAAAAGTAGGAATTTTGTTAGATTGTGGTTTAACACCTGAATTTATTGCTTCTTTGAATGAAAACACAATTAACGTGTTGTATGAAAGGATGAGTAAAAAAGAAAACAAAGAGGGAGTTGAAAAAATTACTAAAGTAACTACAAAAATAACTCCTGATACAGCAAAAAAAGGGGCAACAATTGAAATGCCCGCTGGTAAAACCGCAGTTAGTATCCAACAAAAACCTGATGGTAGTATTGAGATTGCTGAAGATATGGAATCGGACTTGGACTGGGTTATGAAAGGAAGAACACAACAACCAAAACAAGTAGGTCCCGATACTGATGATGGTTTTGACGATTATGATGATGGTACTGGTCAGATAAGTGAAAAATTCGAATCTAAAGCCCAACAAGGATTATTTTGGGCTCGTTGTAACAAGTGTAAGAGTGAAAATTGTAAATGGTGTAAGATGGCAAAGGAATTTTCTAAAAGTACATCAAAAAAACAATACAAGGATATGCCTGAAAAAAAACATCCTGAAAAAACTGTAAAATATAAAAAGAAAGAAACGAAGGAAGAATTTACATTCAAAGATTATTTAGGGAAGTTAGGTGCTGCTTACACAGCAGGAATGGCAAAGAACGTTAAGGGTATAACACCAAGATTCAATGAATCTGTTTTTGAAAAAAATTTAAGTGATATAATTGAGGAAAATTTAAAACCAACTATGAAAAAAAGAGATTTACTAAAATTGATTGAATCTGAAATTAGACGTAAGGGTTTAAATGAAGATTTTTATATGAGTGAAATGGATGAAGAATTAGATTTTGATTTTATGTCAGATGTTGAAACTGCACCTATCATCAAACCTAAAATTAAACCTAAAACACCTGAAACTGAACCTGAATGGTCACCAGATGAAGATGAACCAGTTGTTCCAAGTCCAAACGTTGATCCAGAACCTCAAGCAAGTGAGGATGATTTTGAGGAATACAAAGATGATTTTGACTTTTTGATGAAAAGAATGAATGAAAGTTTACACAAACCTATTAACTACAGAAAATTCTAATAATGAAAAGAATATTGTACGAGGCACCAGTAGATGATTTTATGAGTCAAGAGGCCAAAGAAAAAATCTTAGGTGCTCAAAATAGAAAATATCAAAAAGCTAAAGAAGAAGCTAGTGGTTCTAATTTGGGTGAGTTGATGAATTATCTACCTAATATAGAATCACAACATTATGGTAAATTATTGAATTTAGCTAAAGCATTATTTTTTTCTAGATTTCCGAAAATTAAAGAAAGAATTGATAATGGTTCTATTACTTTAAATACTAACTTTTCTTTGGGAGTAAGTCCAAGAACAACAAAACAAACAATTACTCCTCAATACATAGAAAAGGCAAAAGAAGTTGACCCAATGTTTGATGAAAGAGTTAAAGCAAGAAACTTTATTAATGCAACAACACAAGGAAGTGCTTGGGCTGAAGGATTTAATCTGTACAAAGAGGTTGAATCCCAATTGAATCAACTAGACCCTGAGTTAGTAAACAAGTACAAGAAATTCGAAAACGCGGCAACAATATTTTATAACGACAATTTGAGTTCTTTAGAACAAATGGCACAAAGAGCAACAAATAGGGTAGCTTATGCTGATGTTGTTCCTGATCAGGGGAAACCTGGAAATTGGATTATCAATGTCGAAGCTCCAAATTTTCCATTAATGATGCACGAATTGTACAAAGCTGGAAGATATTTCAATTCACTTCTTTACTTACCAAAAGACAAAGATGTTAATAACACTTTAACCAAGGTAACTGATATTCACAAACACGAAATAAAGAATATGATAACTGGTAGAGAAATCAGTTCAAAGTTAAGATTTCTTTGGAGTGAGTTGATTGATGATTATGAAACTTGGATGGATAGTGCAATACAAACTCAATTCAACAAGTTAGCTAACGATAATCCAAAATTATTTAATGAAATTATGTATGATGGTGTTTTAAGTGGCAAACCATCAGCTATGGAAAAGTTCGAAAAATTTTCTCAAATGATTGTTAATACTATAAAAAAGAACCCACCAAAAATGGAAAAAACAAACTATGATGATTTAATTAAATCGAAAAAACAAATAGAACCTGAAGAAGATAAATACGATGATGATGACTTCAATCCTGATGATTGGGATGACTTCAACATAGACGATGAAGACGAAGATTAAAAAATAAAGAAACCCCCCATTTAGAAATAAGTGGGGGTTTTTATATTTATATAAAATACAATTTATGAGTTTAACAAAAGAACAAGTAATGATAGAATATGTAAGATGTATGAAAGATACACCTTACGCATTACGAACATATTTGGAGACATATGATAATACAGTATCAAAATATGTCCCATTAGAGTTATTTCCTGACCAAGTTTCATTATTAGAGGATTATGAAAAATATAATGAAAACATCGCATTGAAATATAGACAAGCTGGTGTATCAACAGTCACTGCTGCTTGGATATCTAAAAGAATTGCTTTTGCAAAAAAAGTAAAACCTGAGAAGATTTTGATTATTGCCAACAAATTGGATACATCTATGGAAATGGCAAACAAAATCAGAATGTTTATTGGTCAATGGCCTAGTTGGGTAGGTATTGATTTCTCAGTTGACAAAAACTCTCAAAAACATTATAAAACAAACAATGGATGTGAGGTAAAGGCGGTTGCAACATCAAAGGATGCGTTGAGGGGTTTTACCCCAACTATTTTAGTATTTGACGAAGCTGCATTCATTGACGCTGACTCGGACTTTTGGGCGGCTTGTATGGCTTCATTGTCAACAGGGGGTAAGGTTATTGTAGTTTCAACTCCGAATGGTTATGACCCAATTTATTATGAAATATACAACCAAGCAAATAGAGGTATGAATGACTTTAAAATCTCCGAAATGTATTGGTTCAGAGACCCAAGATATACAAAAGATTTATACTTAGTTAAAACACAAGACACAATTCATTATTTGTTGAACAAAGAAGAATATCCTAAAGAAAATATTATCAGTTGGGAAAATATTGTATTTGAAGAAAGAAATTTTGAAGAGTTAAAAATGATGATGGATTCTGGTTACAAACCTTGTTCATCATGGTTCGAGGGGATGGTGAAAAAATTGAAGTATGATAAAAGAAAAGTTAGTCAGGAATTGGAGTGTAACTTTTTGGGGTCTGGTGATAATGTTTTCGATTCACTATTAATGCAAAAAGTTAGGGAAAATTATTTAAGAGAACCCCAAAATAAGATGATTGGTAATTCTCTATGGATATGGAAAGAACCAGTAATGGGTCATAAGTATGTAATGGGTGTAGATGTCAGTAGAGGGGATAGTGAGGACTTTAGCTCATTTCAAATCATAGATTTTGATGAAAGAGAACAAGTTGCAGAATATGTGGGAAAATTACCACCTGATACAATGGCTGAAATATGTTACAAGTGGGGAAATATGTACAATTGTTTTATTGTTATAGATATAACTGGTGGAATGGGTGTGTCAACATCAAGAAAACTACAAGAGATGGGATATAAAAATTTGTATGTTGATGGTGTTGATTTAGCAAATAAATGGAAGTATGACCCAAAGGCTTTAGAAAAAATTCCTGGATTAAATTTTAACAATAAACGAGTTCAAATTATTGCTTCATTCGAGGAGGCAATGCGACACGAGTTTAAAATCTATAGTACAAGGTTATTCAATGAAATGAATACTTTTGTATATGTGAATGGTAGACCCGACCACCAAAAAGGACAACACGATGACTTAATTATGTCTGTTGCGATGGCAACTTATGTTGCTGAATCATCATTCAGTAGTTTAGAAAGAGTAACAGAACAAACAAAAGCAATGTTAGATTCTTGGTCTGTAAGTAACAATGATAATGTATCGAAACAAATTGAATTCAACCCTGTTATGCCAAATTATCAAGATAACATAAATAGAAATAATCAACAACACATCAGTAGAGAGGATTATATGAAATATTCTTGGTTATTCGGTGGGAGATAATATTTATAAATAAAACAATATGGGATTCGTAAATAGAAAGAAATCCGGTAAAACCTTCAATGGTTCTAAATTAAATGTAACTGGTCAGGGTATATCAACTACTAAGATATCACCACCTGACAAGATAGTTTTCAAGGATAATGTAACATCTAATAACGACACAATTAATTCTAATCAAAATTAAGTATTTAGAATTACAAGAAGATTTTTAAAATTTCAATATGGAAAATAATGAAAGAAATTTAACGGTTTGGCAGAGATTGACCCACGCATTCGGTCCTAACGCCTTATTGAACCAAGATTACCCAACATACAAGTTTGATAGAAAAGAATTACTTAAAACTAAATCTAAACAAGAGTATGAGAAGGAATTACTTCAAGCACAACAAACATACTATTTAGCCAATCAATGGACTAAAATAGAAAGTAATCTATACACCCAAGCGGTATATTATGAACCAACAAGATTGGCATCATTTTATGATTATGAGAGTATGGAGTACACACCTGAAATATCAGCCGCATTGGACATTTATGGTGAAGAATCTACTACAGTTGACCAAAATGGTTTTATGCTACAGATTTATTCAGAATCGAAACGTATTAAAGGAATATTGTTGGATTTGTTTTTGAATGTGTTGGATGTAAACACAAACTTACCAATGTGGACAAGAAATACTTGTAAATATGGTGATAATTTTGTGTATTTAAAACTTGATCCTGAAAAAGGGATTGTTGGTTGTATGCAATTACCAAACATCGAAATTGAACGTTTGGAAAGAGGTATGCCAGCTCAAGCAAGTAGACAGAACGTTGAGGAACCAGCTGAAAACAAAGGGTTAAGATTCAAGTGGAAAGCAAAAGATATGGAGTTTAACTCTTGGGAAATCGCTCACTTTCGTTTGTTAGGTGATGATAGAAAATTACCTTATGGTACATCTATGTTGGAAAAAGCAAGACGTATTTGGAAACAATTATTGTTATCTGAAGATGCGATGTTAATATATAGAACTTCACGTGCCCCTGAAAGAAGGGTATTCAAAGTATTTGTTGGAAATATGGATGATAAGGATGTTGAACCATATGTACAACGTGTTGCAAACAAATTTAAACGTAGTCAGGTTGTTGATTCTCAAACTGGAAATGTCGATATGAGATTCAACCAAATGGCTGTGGATCAAGATTATTTCATACCTGTAAGAGATGCTGCAGCTGCGAGTCCAATTGATACTCTACCTGGTGGTCAAAACTTAGGTGAAATTGCCGATATCGAATATATTCAAAAGAAACTATTAACTGCACTTCGTGTACCAAAAGCTTTCTTAGGTTTTGAAGAACCTGTTGGTGATGGGAAGAATCTTTCATTAATAGACATACGTTTTGCAAGAACAATTAATAGAATACAAAAATCTATGATTGCTGAAATGAATAAAATAGCAATTATACATTTGTTCTTATTGGGGTTTGAGGATGAATTATCAAATTTTACTTTGGGACTAACAAACCCATCCTCACAAGCCGATTTACTTAAAATAGATATTTGGAAAGAAAAGGTGGCGTTATACAAAGAATGCGTAACTTCAATTGAGGGTATTGCACCAACATCTGTATCTTGGGCTAAGAAACACGTTATGGGCTTTTCGGATGAAGAAATTAAGTTGGATTTACAACAACAAAGAATTGAGAAAGCTGTGGGTGCGGAATTAACTAACACAGCAACAATTATAACTAATACAGGTATTTTTGATAATGTTGACAAACTTTATACTACTCAAACTGGTACAACTTCAGGTGGAGCACCTACACCTCCAGCCGGTGGTGAGGGTGGTGGAGTACCACCACCACCTATGGGAGAAACTATCAATAACAGAGATAATTTAAACATTTTATTAGAAAACCAAGGTATTTTTGATGAATCTAGTATTATTGATTTATCGAAGGCAAGAAATTATTTAGGGGAAATGGAAAATCAATTAAGTAAACTCCTAAAAGATTAATATTTATTAAATAAAAAACTCATTATGAAATTTGGTATAATTAAATCGAAAATAGATAAAATCTTATTGGAATCCTTTAGTGATAAAGAACAATTCAAAAAGGAAATGAAAAATTTCCAAGAGTATATTTTGGAGAACAAATCACTTACAAAATTATTTTGGATTTACGATGAATTAAAAACAAAGAGAAATGTAGATTCATCAATCGTAAATGATTATATCAATGAATCTATAAATTTACACAAAACTATTCAATCTAAGATTCAAACAAAGAATTTAACGAAATTAAATAATTGGTTGGGTAATGTTGATGTTGAAAACAACTATTCAGATATTGACAATTTATTTTCGGAAAGTGTTTTAGATATTGAGGAAAAAATCAAAAGTAAAAAGACAATTAGTGAATCTTTGAAAAAGAAATCAATCACTAAATCAGAGGTAATTAATCTTCCAATTGGTACTATGGTAAACATTGCTAACAAAACGATTAATACCTATATCAATAATTTGAATGAAGAGGACAAAAGTAAATTAATAAATTTCTTGTCTTCAGATTCAAAAGAAATGGAACAACAATATGTTGTGATTAAAGAAGAGGTAATTTCAAAGTTGACCAAAATACAAAAAGATTCTGATTCTGAAACTTCGAACAAAATTGATGAAACAATAGGAAAAATATCAACTGAAAAGTTTGACAAGTTAAATTTATTCAGATTAAAAGAACTTAATAGTAGTATTTAATCCTATTGTTTTTTGTACTTTTGTACATATTTTGCTTTATTAATTTCATCTCTTCTAGTTACAGAATTTTTTGTAAATTCTTTTCTTTTTTTCAACTCAGTCATCAACTTAGTTTTGATGACCTTACTCTTGAAAAGTTTCAAAGCTTTTTCAATTGGGGTTTTACTATCTACATTGATTATTAACATAATTTTGTTTTTTAGTTTATTATTTTTCTCTTTTTGACTATTAAGTAAATATCTGTTATTTTTGTTTAAAAATAAACTTAAAACAATGTTTTTTAATGAAGAAAGGAAAAACCTCCAAAATACAAGGGTTCAAAATTGCAAAGGTCTTATATGGTACTGTAGATTCGTTCGAACTGAACTCAATCTATCTAAATATTCAAACTTGGGTTGAACCAAAAATTGAAGTGGAAAATTGGAATCGTGTGGTCTTAAATTTAAGTAGAAGTATCAAACACACAATACATAACAATTTAAATCAAAATTTATTTAAAGAAAATTTTATTGTCGATTTAGATTTGAGGTCAAGTGGAATATCATTAGGAAAAAAATCATTTTTAAATTTAGAAATCAATTTTTTCATAACCTCAAAGGAACTTGATTTCAAATCTTCTGAATTAAAGGAGGATTTAAAAAGTTTAACTAAAAACATACTCAAAGAAAATTTTAGTAATAACAAATATTTTTCATTTGCCCTAACCAAAAAAGACAAAAATACTGAGACAAACTTGTAAAACTATATTTGAATCATATTTATATATTAAAAACAAATTATGAATTTAGAAGTTATAAAACCAGGTCAAGTTGGTAAAGGTATATTAATTGAATATGATGCGGGTTATGTTTCACCAGTTATGGAGGAAAATGCAAGGATTATCAAGGAATCAAAAAACTTTTTAGACCATTCTAAACCCTTCGAATTCTACGCTGTATTACAAAAATATAACACACCAAATAGAAATGGAAGAATTTATCCTGAAAAGATTTTAAAGAGAGAAGTCGAAAATTATAAAAAAATGATTCAGAAAGGTACCTCGTTATCAGAACTTAACCATCCTGAATCTTCACTGATTGATTTAGATAGAGTTTCTCATATAATCACAGAAATATGGTGGGAAGGTCCTATTTTAATGGGTAAATTGAAATTACTTACATCCCCAGGTTTTCACGAAAGAGGAATTGTATCAACTAAAGGTGATATGGCGGCAAACTATTTAAGACAAGGGGTAACATTAGGTATATCGTCTCGTGGTGTGGGTTCTCTAAAAAAAGTAGGGGAACAAAATGAAGTTCAAGATGATTTCGAATTAATTTGTTTTGATTTAGTTTCTTCACCATCAACACCAGGGGCTTATTTATTCTTAAATAAAGAAGATAGAGATATGTACTCTGAGAATTTGGAAGAAGACAAAAGAATGGCAATGGAAAGAAATGTTGGTGAAAAAGGTAACGCGAGCCTTGACTTGATGAAAAAATTGGCTAAACTTGGGTATTAGTTAATTAAAAAAAAACATTGAGATATGGAAGATGGACAAAAATATTTTGTAGCAAAGATTGCTGAAGATTTAGTAGATGAGGAATCTGGTAAAATCAAAAAAATTAAAGTAGAAAAACTAGTTTTAGGTTACAATCCAACAGATGTTGAAGCAAAGGTTACCAAAATCTACGAACACTACACACAAGATTGGAGAATAACTGCAATTGTGGAAAGTAAAATTGATGAAGTAATTGAATAATTATTAACTTTATTCTGTAAAAAGGAGGACAATTAGTCCTCCTTTTTTGTTTTTAGTATTTTCAATAATATTTATTGTTGTAGTTTTTATTAGTTTGTTTAGTTATCAAACTGATTTTTTTTTAAAACAACATATTTATAGAATAAAAAATAAAAAAACAAAAATGGCAGAAGAAAAAAACATTTTAGAAGAAGCAATCATACAAATGAAAAATTTGGAAGAAGCGGTTGCTGAAAATGCAAAAGGAATACTTGGTTCAGTGATGAGACAAGAAATCAAAGAATTAGTAAAAGAATCTCTTAACGAACAAGAAGACGAAGAAGAGGTTGATTCAGATGAAATGGACTTCGAAGAAACAGACATCGCTGACGTTGAATTCGATGACGAAGATGAGGAAGATGAAGATGAGGAGGAAGAAGAAGACGAAGATGATGAATATGATTTCGAAGATGAAGAAGAGGAAGTTACTATTGACTTAACTAACGAACCAATTGAAAATGTTCTAAAGGTATTTTCAAGAATGAAAGACACTGATGAAATTTCAGTTGTTCAAGACGAAGAAGGTAACATCCACCTTTCTGATGATGAAACTAACAAAGAGTACTTTATTGTACGTGAAGGATTAGATGAAGAAATGGATGAGTTCGAAATGGATGAGGAAACAATCTATGAAATCGAAATGGATGTTGAAGAAGGTGCAAACATCGACATGATGGAAATGGATGATATGGACATGATGGAAATGGATGACATGGACATGATGGAAATGGATGATATGGATATGATGGAAATGGACGATATGGAAATGATGGAAATGGATGACATAGACATGATGGAAACTATTTACGAACTCGAAATGGATATGGATGAAGAAGACGATATGGATGGTCTTATGGAATCTAAAAAGAATTTCAAAGCAAAAGGTATG